TACCTGAATCGTGATAGTTCCATAACATTTTTATAATGTTTGGCATATCAAATTTATTGGCTTGTCTTATCTTCATATTAATTCTGATTGTATGATTGTGCAGTTAATTGTGTATCTGTACTAGCACTACTTGGATTACTTGGTTTTGCTGTTGGTGTCATACCAAAGTCGAAACTTTGACCACTGATTGAGTAAATGTTATTCATGCTACTATCAGTTGGATTAAACGATTGCCAACTCAATTGATTTGTCTTGCGACCTGCAATACGATTTTCTAACACATTTTTAAAACTACTTGCGTTTAGTGTAATGGTAAAATTATCTGTTAAATCTTGACGGTCTTCATTGATATGATAACTTGTAACAATACCTGTAAATCTATGTGCATTACTTGTTAGTATAAGATTGTTATTATAAAAACCACGAATGATTTCTAATTTACTTCCCTTGATGTTAGTACCCAATACGATAGCCATGTTGTTGCCATCAATACCACTTAATGAAATACTTGTGTCTGCACTTGTGGCACGAATGTCACGTTGTTGTATACCAACTGCTAGTAAGCCACCTAATGGACTATATGTTTGACCATTAATGGTTTCTTCTTTATAACTTGAACTAAAGGTGTGGACAGTTACATCTGAACTGTTACTGACATTGTTATAAATTGTAAGTTTAACAAACTCAGCATTGTTTATATAAGTTACATTATTAGCAACTGCTGGTATATTTTCCATTAACTATCTCCTACAAATTCATATAAGTAAAAACTATCACTAAATTGTAATAATGCATTGTTTTGTATAGGTCCATTGCCTATTCTTTCATAACCACCTACTATTAATTTATAAACAGGCATGTTAGGACAAAACATATTAAATTCGCAAGTTGAACCTACAACAATACCTAAGTTAGATACACTATTTGTAATAATATTTGGTCTACTTGTTGTTACAGTTACTGTGCTTCCAGTACCACGCAATACATCTGTTGTACTTGTAAATGGATACGGATAACCAGCAATCTGAATTAAATCATTCTTTTTAAAAAGTACACGTGTTGATGGAACTACAGGTAAGTTTTTTAATGTTAATGTTTCACCAACATATGTATCAACTCTAATAGTATTAATCATTGCAGTAGTCATTGTACCTTGATAAGCAAAAATCCATTGCAAGTTTATATTGTTACCAAATGTTATAATTTGAGGTGTTGTTGTATCAAGTGTGTCAAGTTCTTCCATCAATGCACGTGCTTGATTATACTTAAAACTATTTGGCATGTCTAATGTAATCTTCCATGGATTACGTGTAGGTGTTGCACTTACTCTGGGTATTTCATTGCGTGTATATTGTATACCAACAACATTACGGCGGTTAAATTTAATTCCGTTACAGTTGTCGATAATTGTTTGTAAACCAGTACTCATTTGTTATTCCTTATCTGTTACTATATGGTAGTTCTTTTTGCGCTAATTGCACACTACCTAACATTGTCTTACGATTTTCTGCAAAGAATTGTGCTACACTACGTTGGTCAATTGCATTAACATTATAATTGTTTGTGATGTTTGTAGTTGAACTACTACCACTACTACCACTTAATGGTGTGCCATTAGGTATAATTGATCCTGATGCTTGTGGTACAAACAATTCAGGACCACGTTCACCAACAATATATGGTTTATTGCCCATTACTGGACCACCATCTGCTCTGAATATATCACCTAAGAAACCAAGTACTCCACCACCACCAAACAATCCTCGAATCAACTGACTTGCTTGTGCCTTTAATTCAATCTTAATTAAATCTTGTATAATACTTCTGGTAAAATCTTCAAAACTAAACTTACCTGATGTTACAAAGTTATCAATTGAACTATTCATATTGTTAGTTACTACACTAAATGTTTGTTCACCGCGCTTTCCGGCATTAGTTGAATCACTAACAAATTGATTAAATGCAGTATTCCAACCAGTTGCAAATTGTCTACTTGCATCAATCAATTCTTGTTGTTTGGCAATGATTGGATCATATGCTTTTTCAACTTGATGTAATATGTCAATTTGTTCTAATAAACCTAAGTTTTGTCCATTGCCTAACAATGCTTCACGGCGTCTAATTTCTGCTGTTGCTTCTGCTTGAATAATTTGTTGAATGTTTTGGATCTTTTGTTGGTCACTGGTCAATGACAAACTGTTAATTTCATTTTGTAACTTAGACATTTCGTCAACTGATTTGTATTCTAGTTGACGACCAAACAATACTTTTTGTTGGCTTAACTCAGCCATTTTTAATTGTGTTGTAAGTTCTGCTGTTTTATCTTTTTGATTAGTAACTACTTTTAGTTGTTCACGCATAATGCTTAGTTGACCAGCATATTTTTTCTGACCTTCTGGTTCATTTGCGGCTTGTACTTCAATTTTTCTAATTTCTTCTGTTAATCTTAGAATATCTTGTTGTTTCTTTTGTTGTGCATCAAAACTGGCTAACTTTTGTGTTTTTTCAATTTCACCTAAACCAATTAAATCTGCTTGTAATTTTAATCGTTGTTCTGTTTGGTCAGTAATTAATTTTTGAATTATATATTGACTTTGTAGTGCTGTATTGCCTGCCGCTTGCAAATCATATTCTTTTTTACTTGCAGGAAGTACTGATTCATTTTTTGATCCTGTCGTGCCTGTAGAGCCAGGAGACAGACCTGCCATAGCATCTTTGATTGCTTGACCATTTTTAACAGCATCAGCAATACGCTTTTGTTCTGCGGCAGACATTTTAAAGTATGCTTCTTGCTGTGCTTTTGGCAATGTTGCTATAGCATCACCAAGTTTTTGTATTTGTTTAAGTTGTTCGTCCTCACCCTTATTCAAATCACCTGAATATAACAGACCAAGTGCGGCTATAGATGAAGTAATTAATGGTCCAAATCTTGCAAGACTTGTACCTAATACTGTAGTTGATGCCGCTAATGTAGCAACACCTGCACTTGCTGTAACAGCCGCAGGACCTAATGCTGTTACAAAACTAACTAATGTTCTAATACCTGAAAGTAACACTCCACCTGCAAACACTGCCATTGCACCTGCTAGTATTTCAGCGGCTAGTTTAGCACGATTACTACCTTCAGTCATTTCATTAAAAAACTTAACTACTGGTGTAACAAGAATCATAAATTCTCTAGAAATATCTTGTATTGATTTTGCCATATTTTTCATGGCTGTATCAAATTCTATTACACCGGCTTCAGCCTCAGTAAATTTACCACGTGCCCTTTCAAGACCTTCAACTAGGTCCCCTGCAGGCATGCCCTTCATTTTTTTACCACCAATATCAATTGCGGCTGCAAGTGTTTCAGCACTACCTTTACTTGCTTCCATGGTTTTTGCAATTTTAAGAATAACCTCATCCATGCTCAATGATTTTAAATCTTTCATTGAAACACCAAGTTGGTCGAATGAGGCTTGTGCTTGTAAGTTACCTTCTGCGGCTTCAATTGCTTTAATGCTAATGTTACTCATTATTGCAGTCATTGCATTTGCATCACGACCTGCACGTTGGAAACCTGCTTGTAATTCTAATACTGTTTGAATTTGTAAACCAAATGCTTCGCTAAGGTCTTTTGTTTCTGCGGCACTTTCACCAATCTTACGAATATATTCGGCAAATCCAACACCAACAATAGCAACTGCAAGACGTTCGGCATTTTCTTTTAAGCCAACTATCTTTTCGCTAAACTCTTTACTATGATTACTACCTTCTGTCATAGCAGTATTAAAGTTTTTCATAGTATTACTGCTAACAGTATCAACTGTTTTGCCAAGATTGTTAACACTAGCCGTAACTGTTTTTAAGTCTTGGTCGCCCTTAACACTAATATTGATGGTATAATTGTCTATTGTTGCCATTGTTTTAACCTTTAAGTATCATGCCAGTTTGTTGTCTAAAATATGTTCGTACTGCTTCAATTGTTGGTTTGGTCATACCTTGTGGTGCTTGTTCTGAACCACGCATTTGTCCATCACGATATCCTCTACCTTTGTCTAGTACATTTGCATAATTATAGTTTGCAACTATTTGATTTCCTTGCAAACTTGTACTACGTTTGGCATTACCACCATTCTTTTTTGCTATAGGTGTATTTTTAACAAACTCTTGGTAGGCAACTTGAGCAAGTGTATTGCTATTTAAAGTACTTAACATTTTGTTTAGTCTGTCACTTACGTTGCTCATTTGCTTTCCTCATAATTTCTAACAGTTCATCTTCTTCAAACGATCCTTCTTGTGGCATTACTGTGCCATGGGCCTTGTGCATTTCGTAACTCTCATATGTGGCAAGAACATCAGTTACCATTAAGTCATATGTTGTTGCCCTTGTGATAACTTCACTGGGCAACATACCATATAACTTAGCAATTCTACCAACTGTAATTAACTTTGCACTTTCCCAGTCTTTTGTGTTGATTTCTTGCCTTGTGACTTTCCCAAGATATCTCCCAATTTAATTACAGCCGCTGTAACAATATCAATTGGTAAATCTTTTTCTTCAGTCAATACAGGATTACCCTTACTATCTAATATCATTGACTTAATCAATTTGGTTAGCATTTCAAATTCACTTTTTGAACGTGCATTGAAGAAATCAAAATAAACACTCATGCTTACAATGTCATAAGTGTGGAATGTGATTGGCTCTCCATAGGTTTCTACTAGGCTTTCATCATCAAGCACTACTTCTACTAGTTGGGGAGTTTGTACTAAGTTTTCAATTTTCATTTGTTATTTCCTTTAAATTATTGTGTATTGTATTTATTCATTCTCTGAATCTTCAAGCAATTGATTGAGTAATGCAATACGAAATGCCTGCTTGGCTTTCATTTGTTTAACTGTTGCCAACATGTTATCTAACATGGGCATCATCTTGGCTTCATCAGAAAGAAGGCTTCTGAGTTTTTCTTCATTGGTCTTTAACCAAACTTGTTCTGTATTCATTTGTTAATCCTTTAAATTATTAAAAAAGGCACCTTGTGAGTGCCTTTTCATTTACTACTTAATCACTGATTAAGGTGCTGTACCAGTAGTGAAAGCGCCGTCTACAGCGATATCTAATGGTGTAACCCATACAGGTGCTGTTGGACTTGTCTTTGGTGCCAAGTTTGTAATAAAACCTGAACCACTATAGTAATGTGCGCCATTTGCTGTACCATTCCAATATACTTTGAAATCCAAAGTGTTCTTGTTGGTAGACAAACTTGCAATACCAAGATAAGCGGCACTGTTTGCTGTTGCTGATGCATTACCGAAGTATGTGCTATCGTCAACAACAACGTTAGTACCTAACTTATTGTCAGCAGGTGTACTTAGTTTACGTTGGTCTACATCAGAGAAATCTGTGTAGGCGTAAACACCAGTACTGTTAGTGATTGTCAAATCCTGAATGAACGGGATTGTGATACTTGTAGATGAGTTTGCTAGGTTTGCACCTGTTAAACCAATCTGAATAACTGGTTGTGTACCAGTTGTGTTTGTTGTAATACGTGCCATGTTATGTTCTCCTTGTGTTGGCTTATTGAAATTCTAATCTTGTTAATCTAAATGCCCAGGTATATCGTTCACGTTGTGGACCATAATTCAATACCTCATTATAGTTACGTTCAAAATATCCATTCATAAAAGGTACATCAGTACCTGGATAATTCTCAGTAACTAAGTTATTGATAATGTCACGAACTCTTGCGATGTTAGGGTCTTGTTGAAAACTAATATAAGCAATATAAAATTCATCTGTTGCATTGTAAACATTACTACCATTAGTCACGCCTAATCCAACTGTACCGTTGGGAGTGCGACTTGTTGTAACAATGTCACTAATGTAAATGCCGTAACGAACAATATCAGTATCACTTGCAAAATCTTGATTAGAGAATACAGGTACATCCCAAGTTCTTGGAATATAAAACTGTACCATCTTGTAGACTTCTGCACCAGTGATATATGGATCGTTCTTTTCTGTTACATACATTAGAAGAATCTCCTATCTCCGTTGAAATAATCAACGTCTGCCACCCAATTTTCTTCTAGTTTTGTAGTAGGACCGTTTGGTGAGTTGCCATATAAGTCATAGAAGTTCATTAATTCTAATGCCTTAATCCATTCTCTATCGCAACGGTCTTTTGCAAAATCATAATTCATTTTGTCTACATCGTTCATGTTTGAAACTTCTGTTACCAGACTTTCATAGAACACTAGAACAGCGCCAAAAGTATCTAGTCGTATCAATGTCTGGTCATTTTTAATGAGTTGACTAGGATTAAAACTAGATATTAGTGCGCCGTTTGGAAGATTGGTATAATAATATGCACCAAGAACTGTATCACAATATTTCTGCCACCAACCAAACTCCAACTTATAAAGCCATTCCTGACTTGCTACTTTGAAGTATGGTTCCCAATCAACGTTCAGTGCGGCTGCTCTACGATCCGCTGCCGGGTCATAGAAAGCAATGTCTCTTGCAGTTGCATTTGAAATTCGTTGATATGGTACAGACATGTGATATTCCTAGGTTATTTTATTAATGTTGATTAAGCATCCTGTGCAATGTTAATTGCACCACCACGACGTTGGTCACCAACGCCAGCACCGAAGTAACCTACA